AGGGCGTTGCATTACTCAGCAGGGTCAGGCGTGTTGCCCTCAGCGACCCACTCAAGGTACTCCTGATAGTCACGGTTTGCCTCATTCATCGGAATAAAAGCATCGTCGGAAATTCTCCTGATGCCAGTTGCAGGATGACCAAATTCATCTGCAGGTAAAAGTTGATAGCTCATAATTCAGCATCCATTTTGAAACCGTTGCCGGCTCCATTCGGGTAAAAAGTTGCAGAGCCAGATCCACTGGTCTGTGACCTAATGTAGCAACCACTAGGTGCTGTTTCATCAATACTAATGCCTGAACAATTTGATTCGCCCCAAGTGCCAATAAGTGTGCCTGTCGGGTCGGTTCTCATCTGAACAGGAAACCAAAAATTTCCAGGAATATCTTGGCCACTTCCTGTGGCATTGTATCTAACACCCCATTTATATCCAGCCGCAGTTGCGGTAAATTGATAATAGTACCGCTGACACCTAGCAAGCTCATCGCCAAAGCTTCTGTGCTCAAACGGTGTCGCCTTCTCGCCAACTTCTAGCTGGACGCCGGTCATGTACCACTCATTACTTGCAACACCAAAGAGATTTACTTGGTTTGTTGACGCATGAATTGTCCCACCACCTGCTGCAGTCCAAGTTGACTTGGGAGTGGTAATATCATCAGGGCCACAAGCCAAATTGAACCTAACCTCAAAACCAGCGCCATTGTCGTTATCAATAACGTTTGCCGTATTTCCAATAAACGTAAGTGTTTTCTGCTCCCAAGTATTGGAACTTGAAATAGTATATTCGGAAAGAAGGTACTTATCAGCGTCTGACGCAAGAACTTGTACGCTGTAGGCTCCAGTCTGATTAGATTTAACCCAAAAACTGAGGGTAAAGGCTTTTGCTCCAGACGATCCAAAGTCTAGCTGTTGTAAATCTTGTGCTTCAATAAGGTACTTAATGCAAGCATTGTGACTGCCAGTTGGTGTGCTTACAGAGGCAACATCAACTTTAAGGCTATTCGCAAACCCGTCGGGGCTATCACTGTCTTGCGAAATAACAGCGGAGTTCCAGTTAAAAGAACTGCCGTTAGCAGCCTCAAACCTATCAAGGGTGTACTGAGAGCTGGCGCCGTGGGTAAAACTTGTACCTCGCTGACTGACAGTCATCGCACCATTGATGATCAGGTTGCGATTACTCAACGTACCAGCATTCGGGAGTTGAACGCCGTCAACAGTGACGTGCCCTGAAGCATCAATAGCGATGCCGCCATCACCTGTGGCGGTGTTCTCGATCTTGTTGACCTTGATCGTGGACATCTCAGGAAGGCTTTACGGGCCAGGTGGGGTTTGCTGGATCGCTGGTGTTGTCAGGAAGATCCCTGAGCGCCTGGCGATAAGTCCGCATTTCTTCGCTCAGAGTAGCGTCAGACAATGCCAGATAGTCAGTCTCTGCAAGACGACGATTGCGCTCTTCACGCAACAGCTCAAGGTCAACGCCAGGCTGAACATCACGTTCATAAGCCTCGCGTTCTGCAATTTCTTCTGCAGACAAAGGAGTGACGGTTACTTCGCCAGTGGCAATGTTGACGCTGCGCTTGTTCAGGGTCATTCGATCACCTCCGTGATTAAAAGAATTCTGCCATCTGCATCGTCGAAAGTATTACTACCACTTGGTACCATTTTTATCCTAGTAATATCGGCAGTTAGTGCAGGGCTTAAACCAGAGCCAATCCGAGTATTATCACTAGCTTGATTTATTCCACTGTGAAACGCGCTCCAATGTGCAGGAGTACTTAGTTTCGATGGAACTAACGTCATGTAACCTGCGTGTTCGACGGTGGTAGAGTTGCCTCGTATCATGTAGCCCGCACTAGAACTGCCGCCATTCAAACTACTCGTACCCAAAAAACAAGCATGAGATACATAGCCAGATGTTTTATATGAGCTGCTATCACCAATTTGAACCAATACATTGTTTGATCCAGACAGGCTTATTTTACGATAAACCAACGTAAGTCTAGAACAGTTGGCAGGTATGCCTGTGAACTCCAGCTCAGTGTCACCACTGGTAACGCTTAACTGTGAGCTGTAAGTGCGTTTTACCCTGTCAAGCGCACCAAACTCAAGCGTTCCAGCAGTGCTGCCGTTCTTTAGATACTGGTTTGCGCTGCCGTTGCTGGTTGGCAGGACGAGCGTATTGCTGCCTGCTGCTGCAGGTGCATTGATCTCAGTAAAGCCTGAGCTGCTGCCGTTGAGTCTGAGTGTCATTCGTCTGCTCCTGGCTCACCGTTTGCAGCAACCCAAGCATCATAAGCCGTCTGCAATTCTGCGTCAGTTGGCTGCTCACCAGGGCCAATCCATTCAATAATTGTGTGCGGTGGTGGCGATTGACTCAGCCGATAACGACTGGTGTTAAGGCCAAGTTGCAAAAGCGCGAGATGAATATCCATGATCAACCCTCCTTGTAGATTCTCACGATTGTATAAATTTCTACACCCCCAAAGCCAGAAGCAGCCCCAAATCCAATACTGCTTTTAGTGCTTTGACACCGATGTTGTATCTCAAAAGCCTTGCTGGCTGTGATTGTAACTCTTCCAACTACAAGGGATGCACTTGAAACAGTGTCATTAGTGCCAAGAAGTTCATTCATCCCATATTGAACCACCGAACTATCAGTTGCATTGTAAATGCGTGTTTGGTGCCTATTGCAATCATGAGCTGGAGCAGATGCTTCGATTAGATAAGTGCCAGCACCTAATGTGAATTGATTACTTGAAATAGAAACGATCCCGTCAGGGTCTCCAATCTCGGTGTTCAAATCGCGTGTTTGCCACGCTCCACCTGTAAACGTGCCGCCGTCAACATCGTCAGCTTTTTGATCGCAAATGATGGCATAGCTGACAAAGCCCTTAAAACCAACTTTTGCGGCTGTGACCGCATCAGCGGCAAGCATGTCGCTATCGACGATGCCGTCAGGCAAGCCGCCAACTGAGACGCCTGTGATTGTTCCGTCGCCGTCGATAGTGACTGCCATGATCAGCTGATAACGAGGTTGGAGGTTGCAGGCACCGTTACGGTGACACCACTGTTGATGACCAACGGACCAACGGCATGGGCACCGCTGTTAGCCGTAATGGTATAGGAGGTTGTGACTGTTAGATCGTTTTCGTAAAAACAGGCGTCAGAACCACCACCAGTTGCACCGCCGCCCACAGCAACAAAGCCTGTGCCGTTGTAGATCTCAGCTGAAGTAGTGGTGCTGTTGAACCTCAGGTCTCCTGCAGATGGGCTAGTTGGCCGCTGTGCTGTAGTGCCGACTGGGATCTGCAACGCCGACGTACTGCTGATGACGACATCACCCGTGAACGTCGGGCTAGCCGCAGGCGCTAAGCCAAGGTTGGCCGTTCCAATGCCACCAACAGTGGAAACGTTGATATAAGCATTGTTGGCTGCGTTCCTGATCTTCAGGGTGTCGTCGCCAGTGTCTACGTACCACTGGAACGCAAACGTAGTTGCCGGATCTGACGAATCGCTGTTGTTCGACGCAATCGCCGCCAGCGCATTATTCAGATCACTACGGAATGCGCTTCCAGAGGCATTCGCAAGATTGTAATCGTGGGTGGCCACAACAAATCTGCTTTTATGCCCTAAGTCTACTGCCCCTTGCCATACCCGTTAGCGGTATAGGTGAAGTTCCTGTTGACGTTGTTATCGCTCGAATCCAGCACATCAATATCGAAACCAGTGCTGCTGACGTTGGAAACATTGAAACGCTCGTCAGCGCCTAGGTTTTGCACCGTAATGCCAACGCTTGGCAGGAAGGCATTAACGCCGCCAGTCGCTGCCGTTCCAACAAAAAACGGCTTCTCGAACGTCACTGACTTGGTAGACGTGCCGCTAGCAATGGCTGCGTTGGACTGATCAAAGCGTGGGTTCAGCTCAACCTTGTAGCCCAGTTCGTCTACCAGAATGTTCTCGTCAATCTTGCTGCTGGTCAGCTCAGCCTTGAACTGGAACGCACGACCTTTGAACGTACCGCTATTAAACGGGATCCAGTTGCCGTAAGTCGGTGAACCGCTGGGGTCATCGTTTGTTGAACGCACATACAGCTCAGCGTTCACATTGTTGACCGCTCCACCATCAATATCGGACCAGGTGTCAATCAGAGCTGTCCGGCTATCAACGGTGTCTGCGGGCAAGAAAGCACGAGTGACAAAACGCCGCTGAAGTTCAACCGCATCAAGGGCAAGACCCAGATCCAAGGTGTCCAAAAATGTGTAGGTGCCAAGCGATTTGATGTCGCCCAAGAAGTCCATCACGGTGATGGCATCAAAGTCCGCAACGCTGTCGATCAGATCATCACCATCAAGCGTCAGCGCGTCGTACTGATCGCTGTAGAACGTATCGACATGCGTGCCCTGAAACGGCAGCGGTGTTTGCTGATCTTCGCGGTGGTTCTTGACCAGCAACTTGCCCAGCGAATCAGGCAGGTCAACAATCACGCTGGTGTCGTCAGGGCTAAGCCTGCCACCGTCATCAGCAAACTTGACGATGTACTCACCCTCCAGCAAAGGGACAACCACATCAGTTGAAGAGCCAGGGATGGCGTTGATCAAGTCAACGCTGTTTGAAAACGTGGCGTTGCCGTCAGTAAGAGCACTGTGGCGGACATGAACCTTGCCGCCGACTTTTACGTCAAGGTCAACTGTTTGGTCCCACTTAAGGCGTGCGCTGTTCGCAGATATGAACTCGATGGAAAGGTTTTGAACATTGGCTGGTAGTGCCGTTTTACCAAGAATGTTGAACTCGGCCTCTGCGATCGTGCTGCTTTTACCAATGAAGTTAAGAGAGTTAATTTTGACCTGCAGTGTCCCAGGCTTTAGCGAGAGCAGGCTTGCCGATGGCGACAAGGTTGTGATTTCTGTGTAGTTATCGTCATCAATCCTGTATGCAACTTGGTACTGACTAACCCCTTGGGACGGTGAGGTCCAGCTCAGGCTAAATCCAACGTGTACGCCTTGGCCCTCTTGGTACAGATACTCACTGCCGGTGATGTTAGTTACCGGGTCAGGTGCTGCACTTAGATTGCTGATGTCTCGCTGAGTTAGGTCAAGATCTTCTTCAACAGCGTTATAAATAGATTCGTTGTATTGGAGCGCAGTGACGGCATACGTTCCATCATCTTCTCCTTCCACAACACTTATGACGCGGAATTGGTTCGATTGAACGTCGTTGGTTTGAATCAGGAAAACAGATTGAGCGTTGGGTGCTTCAGAGAACGGACTGCTGACTGTAACCACAGCACCGGCAATAGCATCGATGCCTCTTGTTTCAACCAAACCAGTTGGCATCATCACCGAAATGGTTGGTGATTCAGTCAAGCTGACAGACAGATCTGTAGTGCTGTCGATCGTTATCTGCGTTGTAGTGGCAGAGCTGATCCGCCCGCTTCGTCGCGTCCCTGCCTTAACTGGATCTGCAATGTCAATGACAGTGCCAGGACGCAGAATCAGACCGCTTTCCATTGACACGGAAAACGTAACTGTGTCGGTCAAGCTGGCTTCAGTTAAAAGCAGCCACTTACCAAGTCTGTGCGCTTGACCTTGCGAATAACAGCCAATCGCACGAACCTCTTTATTGACAACGCCGTATTTAGAGACTTGATCTGCAAGCTCGACGTATTCGTACTTGACCTCACCTAAGTCTTCGTAGCTTTGATAAGCAACGGTTGCACAGGTGTGACGAGTTTTAAGGGCAGTGCCCGAATACAAAAACTCGCCATTGATAACGTTGGACGGTCCAATCTGGTAGCTGGAATCTGCTGGCCTGTCCTGATTAAGAACCAACGTTCCAGCGCCGTAATAGCTGATACCCCGGAACAGGTTTGTTAGTTCTTGGATTACTGTATAGACCTCTTTCCGTGTATTGATGACCATGTTGCAAGAGAACCTCGGCTCTTGCCCGCCCTTGCCATCAGGAACAAGCGTATTGCAATACTGGCTGATGCTGTAGAAGTCGAAGACATCCAAGCTGGATTCAGGGATGCCAGCACCGTACCTAGTGTTCGTCAACAAATCGAAGAGCAGCCAGGCTGGATCGTTGGTCCATGTAGCAGCGCCAAGCGTTCCATTAAACAGACCGCTATATGTAATTCGGCCTAAATGCGTTGTGGTGTCTACGTTTGCATTGTGGGGAATTCTGACCTTGATTCCACGAACAAGATATTTGCGCTGCGGAATGTTGCGGAACTGACGTGCATCAAACTTAAGAAAGGCTAGGGCGCTATTTGGATAACGAAACTTTTCATCAATAATCTCGGTATAGCTTTGCCAAACAGTGCCGTTAGCCAGTTTCGCGCTTGAACTATCAGCTGTGATGCGCTTGACGCGAATGTCTACAGGAAACGATCCTGTGAGGGTAATCATGTAATCCTTCTGGTAGTTGCTACTGCTTTTCCCTTTAATAGTGTTGTCAACGACAGTTGAATAACCACCGCCGTTGTACTGAACTTGTATTTGAATTTGTACTGACGTTCCCTTAATGTCACCATCCTCTTCAATTTTTTGAAGCTGCGGTATCTGGATTGTGACTCTGACTCGATCTACATCAGTGTCAGTAACTGTTCGGGTTACTGGCGTGTCTTTTAAGACCTGAACACCAACCGCTTTTTCAGACTGAGGTCCTAACGAATCTGGAATGTACGTTTGATCCTGCGTGCCATTTCGCGTCGCAAATGTATAGCCCTTAAAATTGTTGCTACCACCGGGGCTTTGTACTGGCGTTCCATCAAGAAACACGCCTTTTTGTCCGTCTTCGATCCCATCAATCTCGCCTTCACTGATTAGGTCAAGGACACGCGCATATTGTGTTGACTGAAGAGTATCTGGATCTTCAGTAGGCGTACCACCGCCACCACCGCCACCACCACCGCCACCATCAGC